GGGCAAGACCCATAGTACGTTCATTCCCTGATGCAGACAAGCCTCTCGAGGGAAATTATTTGTTTAGAACTTTTATGATGTTTTTCGTTTACCGTATTTGCGGTCGTTTCAGACCGTTTGTACGTTGATTGATTTACGCCATGTAAAGCTCTTGTCAAGTAGTTTATTGTTAAATCACCACAACCATTCATTTGGTTGGAAGATCATACCAACTATTTTATTGATCTAGCTGGCAACAAATTTGTCACCAGTGAAACAAAATGACGGTGAGAATCGCGTGACACCGATTCAATTCCGTAGCCCATTGGGCAATTAGTTGGCACTCCTGCAACCGTTTGATGCAATATGCACCTGATTTTCAGCTCTGCAATTATTGCTTATCAATTTAGGTTGCAATCTCCATGTCAGTGTAAAGACATTTGTAGTAGTCGTTATTTCTAGAGATGTCTCAATGTTTTCGTTGCTGATCACTCTGCAGTTTTACGAGACTGTCGATAATAGCAGAACATTACATTGAGCTCTTGCGCTACAAAGGGGTCGTGACATTCCACCTTGTTTTGCTTTTCGCAATTGATTCTGAAGAATGCAATATTTCTAAAATCGTGCGTGCGAAAAGACACCGCTTAGTTGTAGTTAGTTAAAAGTGAAATTACTACGATATCATTTGTACTTGAAATACTTGGAGATATGGGTTTGATTGAATAACCCAAAGGAGAAAATGGCTTAGGCCTATTTCAGCCTCACGGTGAGGATTTAAAAGCCCCGTGTGGAACTCGTGCGATAACGGGTATAGCCTGTAATGAAGTTTTCTAGAGAAGTAATCGAAACGGTGGCCGGAGTCTATGACTCCGAGTACAGGCAATGGGCTTCCGCACAAGCCCACCAACCCACTGAAGGGGTTGATTTGGCATCTCTCAAAATAGAGATGCCACCCGAGGATACCATGCGTATGGTTCCTCAGTTTGGTGATTTCCTCAAATCTATAGATTCCACCAGACAAAATGTCTCTGATGTTTTACAACTGATGGAGGCTTTGAATGAATTCAAGCAATCTGTGAGGGAAAAGATATGCTTGCACAAGGAGAGCTCTTTGACTGAGTCACTACTGTCTAGGGTTGAGGACTTGATTTTATTCCTGTATACTTGTTCTACAGCAACATCATTAACTCAAGTCCTCATTCCCGCAATCAAATATATCAAGACTTGGTGCCCCGACAAATTTCTTTTGGGCACTTTCATTGAAATGGTCACCAACATTTTGACCAAGGATAGTAGTGGAGAAGACGTCCACATGAAATCGGAAGGAGGTTTCTTCGGAGAGAATTGGGATCTACTGACAACCGGACCATTTGGTAAAAGATTTGCTGGTTGTTTGAATTTACTCATCATGATCGGTTTCTTGCCTGAAAAGGCCCACAACCTTATCGATAATGAATTGTACAAAGTATTCCATGTTCAGTCAATGAGAAAGAATAACCCGTCTATCTTCCATCACCTTTTCCATACAATTGACTGGGTTGTAGATTCTGTTTGGCCTGCGATTTCCAAAAAGGATTTGTCGTTGTTGTTGTATGACAGCGACTATAATGATATTGATGTGATGTATCGCAGTGCCTTAGATATGGTGCAACTCTCGTCTATCGGAGAGATGGAACAAGTGAAGAGGAAGTATGGGATTTCCAATGAAGCCGAAGTGATCGTGTATGTGATACAGGCAACAGCAGCCATGGAAGCCGTTCGATCAAAGGCGCCACAGGGATCACCATTGAGAAAAGAGATGTTTAGTAGAATTCTCAAATTGGACAAAGTTCATGGTGATTTGCAGGCGTGTTGGAAGGAGAAGGGGTTGCGCGAACAACCCTATGGAATTTTGATACGCGGGCCTTCCTCAGTGGGGAAGAGCGTTCTCGCCGGTGTGTGTGCACACACGATATGCAAGAAAATGGGCTTTCCAGAAGGTCCCGAGTTTTGGTGCACAATCAACGGCAGTGACAAGTATCAATCAGATTACAAGTCACAGCACATTTGTGTGATATTTGATGACATGGGCAATCCACGTCCCGAGAGGTGCCTGGAAAACCCTTTGTTTATTCTCATTCAGTTCATCAATAACATGCATTGTTCTGCATTGAGTCCAGAAGCTGACAAGAAAGGAAAGATGGACATCCGTTCAAAAATAGTTATTGTCACAACAAATACTTCAGATTTGCACGCGAGTTATTTTTCTATCAATCCCGCTTCCATTCTCCGTCGTTTCGAACTTGTGATTGACGCAAAATTGAAACCTGAGTGTGCAACAGCTAATGGTAGTATCAAACGTGAATTTGCTGGCATTCCGATGCCCAACATCTGGGATCTGCGGCTCGGTACTGTCAAGATACATCGTTCAACCTCCGACAATTTGGCAGATTCTTGGTCCATACAAAATGTTATGGTCACTGATGTGATTGGTTTGGTCGAATACCTTGTTGAAGAGGTTCCCGGTTATTATGCCAACCAAGAGAAGATTGTTGATGCATCTACTAGTCTCCATCTCAAGGAGCATTGTGAACACCACCCAGCCTTTGTCCTTCCGTGTCCGAAGTGTGCAGTTGAAGATGGATTTCAGCCCATACAGAAACAAAATGAGGCATTTATCCCACTCTCCAAACAAAGTGGGAGGATTAGTAAAGCACCTTCGTGGCATAGAGAAAGACCAACTAGTTTTCTGGGGGATTGGTTCCGATTAGAAGATATGGTTGAACCCGATGCTTTGGCAGAACCAGACGAAGAAACCAATTTGACCGTTTTCGAGCGCATAAACCACTTGTGTGGTTCTTCTGTGGCGTGTTGTAAGGACTTGGTTCGTGAAGCTAAGAAGACCATTGATAAGGACCCATTGTTGGTAGCGGTTGGAACAGTGGCTACCGTGGGTCTAGCAGCATTGACACTTCACAAGATCTTCTCCCCAACTCCAATGAGGGGAGAGGGGGCCGTGCTGTCACGAATAAATGAATTGTCCAAAGTACCCAAGAACTTTGTTGAGCGAGATAATGCGTACCCGAGAGCCTATTCTAATTCAGTCCCATTTCCCAAAGCGAGTGTGTCTTCCACACTTGAGCAAATGGAGACGAAGGTTGACAAGAATCTGAATGTCGCCTACATTCAAGAGTGGGATGAGGCGAATCGTATGCGTATCGGGGACACCTATTGGTGCAACACTTTCCCAGTTGGTGGTAAGCGCTGGCAATTTGTTGGACACCAGTTCAAACGTGGGAAAACATATCTTGTGTATTTTCGAGTTCATCCTTCGCAGGGCATCAAGAGATTCAAGGCGATAATTGATCCTTCCAATGCTGATTTTGATGAAGATAATGATAGGGTCACTGTTGAGATAGATGCTGGTGGGGATAATTATGATTTTTCGAAATATATGGTTGATGACATCGCTAGTTTGGAGTTGAAGGCTGGCGATCCCATTTTCATTTATCATGCCCACCGATCCCTCGTCGAGGGGGACCCTGAGAAGTATCACCCTCCATCTTCCTACAAGATGGCATCAAAGATTTCGGGAATTGGTCCAGAGTATATCAAGGATTTGCGACGGACCTTCAACCTTTTGACATACCAAGGAGATAATCATGAAGGTATGTGTGGGTCTATGGTCTTTTTGGCTTCTCGACACCCTGTCTTGATTGGCTTTCACTCTGCTGGTTGTGAAGAAACACAGAAGTGTGGAGCCACTTTGATTGACCGTTCGATGTTGCGTCCCTGTTCTGGCATCACTTTCACCGAGACTAGTGAATTGCCTGAGGTTATTTTTGGCAAGCGCCTAGACGTTCAACCAGCCGTTCATCCTTTTAGTCCCTTACATTACATGGACCCGGAGATCGACCACAATCTTGAGGTCTATGGACAGCATGCATTGCCTACTTCAAAGTTCAAGTCGG